AAGAGAATATGTCTCTATTGCACTATTTCCCGCAGAAGGTTGAACTGTAACTTTTAATGTAGTAGTATCAATATTCGTATCAGGAATAGTGAATACTGAAGTTGGATTTGTTGTCAAATCATATGTTGAACTAAAAGAAATTAGAACACCTTCATACAAATCAACATTATCAAAATAAAACGAGTCTCCAGTTCTTGATACTGTTAAAGGTTCAATTACATTGAATGTATAAGATTTATTGTCAATTAGATTTGACTGAAAATTAAATCCTTTTGGAATAGACAAAGATTGAACAGGATCGTTTGAATTGACAATTACTTGAATATTGACATTTGCAACAGCAGGTGATCTTGAATAAGGAATATAACCTAAAGATTTTGCATGTGATACTACTGAATCTCTAAGTAAAGCTGTATCCATGAATGCTTCATTAGCTACCATGTTTAGATAGTATGCGTTATAGTGCGTATTGTACGCTAGAACATCCAAAAGGATACTTAATCCAGAACCTTCAAAATCATAGTCTTGAAATTCTGATTGTTGACTTAAAAATGTTTTTAAGTTGGTCTTGATTGTATCAAAATCAAGGTCTGTTATTTGTAAACGGTCTGCCATTATCGTAGTCGCTCTAATTGAAATGAAATCTGTATTGGGTCTTGACGATTAACTATGCGAAATTTAATTTTGACATCATACGCATTACTCTCATACTGAGGAACAATAGTCACAGAATTAAGAGTCGCACGAGGTTCATAATTCTGTATCATACTGGTTATTTCTTTTTCCATTCTGAGAGCAGTTACCGGATCCATATTTTCAAACAACATTGCTCTAATATTTCCACCAAATATAGGATTAAATAATCTCTCATAATTGTTTGTGGAAATCAAATTTTTGATGGAGTTAATAACAGCCATATCACCAACATTTTTATTGATGTCTTTACGGACAGGATGAATGTTAAAATTCAAATCCAAGTCTCTATATTGTCTTGTTACGTTTGTAAATGAGGTTGCCATCTTCTATTTATAGGTTATTTTTTAACTTATCGGTTCCAACATAATTGTTTACTAAATGTGCAGATAAATCATTAAATGCAGAATATTTTATCATTTGATCGTAGTTATTTGCCAACGCTAAAACTCTACCAAAATATCCTTTGTCATTTGTATATCTGTCATACATGAAATTGTTTGCAGCATTCATAGTATTCAATATTTGTGTGATTCTTATCGATGATAAATTCGATACGTATGTGTATGGAAATCCAACCGCAACTATACTATTTTTAAGTTCCAATGAAGCTGCAGATAGTTCATTTGAATATGTAAGTAAATCATCTTCAACAAAAAGACTAGTCATACTTCCTAAAACTGGAGAGTTGTTTGATATACCTTCAAACTTACTTACTAATGAAAATGCTATCTGACCATATCCTGTTGCTGTAAAAAAATCTGGTTCTAAAGTGTTCGGTGAAGAAGAAACACCAGATACTCTTTGCGTATGTATCAAGAAAGTATTTGCGGTATTTGATAATCCTGAAATGACAACATTCGCATTAGCAAGAATACCAAATCCATATATAAAAGTGTTTGCAGAACTTATAGTAGAAATTATAGAGTTGACTACATTAGCCACAGGATTTCTAAAATATAAACTAGATGAAGTTTGATTATTTGCTATTGCATCATACTGCCACTTTTGAATTACTGGATAACTCTCATCTATTCTAACCTGCAAGTCTCCCATCGGATCAAGTGCTTCTCCGAATTTTGACGTATCAAAATTTAATTGTAGTGAATCGTATAAAGTTCCCATTATAGTACCATCACCAAACTAGGTTTTCCTTGTCTATTAATTGGTTCTTTGCATGTCGCAACATCGCCTTGAATAATTATCGGTTGTCCATTAACACGAATGTTTGGACGAATAGATCCCATAGATAAAACTGCAACGCAATGTATTTCACATCCAGGAGCTCCACAACAAGCATGTGGTGCAACTTTGTCTCCTAATGCAGCCATAGGTATTCCATTGATTCTAACATTAGGATGTCCAGTACCACATATGACACCTCTGTCAGAAACTATATCTAATTGTTTAGCTGCAAACATATTAACATTCTTTCTTTTTAGCTTTTACAAGATCAGCACTTGTTATTGGTAAATTACCAGCATTTCTATCTCTTATAGATTTATATTCACGATATAAACATTCCGATAGAAGTTTTTCAGTCTCACTTGGAGTTTTTCCATTCTGTCTATATGTAAGTGCTTCCTGAGCACATGCAGCACAAGATGTGTCATAAAGGTGACTATCTATCCACTCATCGATAGATTTTTCATTCATAGCTTTCATCTTATTCTTCAAATCATTTGAAGCATTCTCTATCATGTCAGTTGTAGACTTACTGTAATTCTTAAATAACTCTCTTGCCTTTTCTTTTGCTGCTTTTAAATCGTCTTTAATATTATTCACATATTGTTTTGCAGATTCACCTATACAAAAATCTGTAGTTAAAGCTTTTACGGAAATAACATCATTTTCAAGATTTGATACGTTGACTGCCATTTGAGTTGCTTTACCTGCAGCGTCAATAGTAGCGGAAACAGCATTCTGATAATCTTTTAAATTATTTGTAGCCGAAGCAACATCCCATTTTGCAAGTGCGACAGTTTGTGATTTAATGTAATCGTTATAACCTGTTTTCTCTACTACTGTTGACGGTAAATTCTTGACTGTTTGTACAGCATTATCTAAACCTTGTTTTAATGCTTCTTGTGTTTGTTGTGCTAAAGATGCACTAGGATTAGTTATATTCTGCACCATTGAACTATTAAATCCACTCCAAGGAGTTGACAATACTGGACTCTGTGCAACATAACTTCCATCACCTGCAGCATTTTTAGTTATATCAACAACAGATGAACCACCAAGGAATGCACTAGAACCTTGTGTTGCAGCTGCCTCAGCATTAGTAACTGCTGATGAAGATACTTGTCCTAATGCTGCATAACTTTGTTCACCAACTACACTTCCTGATGTAGCAGCAGTCGTTGCACTTTCAGTAGGAGTTGTTGTTGCCGCATCTTTAGCAGTTCCAGATCCACCGTTCGTCAAATCGATCATTGCTCCAGATAACTTCAATGACGATGTTCCAGAAACAGTAGTCATTAAACCAGATACACTTGTTACTGGACAGAATCCGCCACCCAATGAGCTTGAGATTTTACCAGAAACAGATGCCATCGTTCCAGCAGAAGCACTAAACTTAGATTTAGCAGAAAATACAACATTCTTTGCTTGTGTAAGAAAATCTTTTTCTACTTGGAATGTAACATTACCTTTTACAATATATGTCATATCACCATCAACGTAGGTAAGTTTATTTCCTTTGATGTGAGTTAATTCATCACCTTCAATAATTCTTGTACTATTAGACAATACCTTTTGTTGCATAGAACCATCTGGTCGCATTTCTAAATGTGATCCTGTTCTATGAAATATATTAATTCTTTCATTATCTGGAGTATCATCTATTTCAAACGCATGTCCAGATTCTGATTCAACTGCATTATTATATGGATACTTAGCATTATAAGATGGATTCTTCTCTATAAGACTATCAACATTATTTTTTGCTAAGTCTATTTGTGTAGGACTTTGATTACGTGCAAGTCTCGATGTCGTTGGTTCGTCAATGTGTCTAGGATAACGTGTTTTGGCATCTTCAAGTTTTGAAGGTGCAACATTTAATTGTGCATCAGTTCTTTGGTCATTAAATCCTTGTTGTGGATTTGATTCTTTTAGAGGTATCCCTGGAAGCACACCCATCATTACTGGAGTTTGTGCGTTTCTTCCATCAATAAAAAATCCAATAACAACATCAGATTCTTTTGGTGTGTAAGGATTAGGATTATTCAAAGGCATCATTGCTTGTGCCCAAGGAAGTAATTCAGTCGGAACTTCTGTTATATTCTCAGAGTGCCATCCAAAAATTCTTACTTTACATCTACCAAGTTTTAAAGGATCCTGACGATCTTCAACAACACCAACCCACCAAACAAATCCATTTAATCCTGCAAATTGATTATCGTTCATTATTAATCCTAAATCGTGATCGTCGAAATGTTTTCAAGTTTATATGCATCATCCAAATATGCATTTTGAGCAGTTGATGGTGGATTAAATTGTGTTCCATCTAACGAATCTGTACAGGCTTCAAAAATAGTTTCATGTTTAGTATATGTTATTATATGTCTTGTGGATATGATTGTATATTTACCATAAAGACTTTCATCTTTATTTTCATCTCCTTGAACACGACTTCTATCTGGAACTTTTATTAAAACTGTGTGTCCAGATGTTAAATTAAAATTCCCAGGCATAACTAACTTTACTCTTTTACTGAAAAACATTCTTAAAATTGCTGGACGTTGTAAAACATATTCTTGTGGATTATCATCAACATTTTTTTCTATAGCATTTCCATATTTTTTTATGTACTCACTATTCAATCTGTTTAAAGCAGAAGAATACATAACTTTTTTTGAATCATAATTTTCTATATTCAACTTACCTTCAACATCATAAACTAAAGGAATATTTGGTACTTTATTATTATGAACTGGATTCTTTCCATAATATGTTGAATAATCATATTTTTGTTTATCGAATGTTCTAGTAATAGGATCAAATCCTAAAAAGGTTCCAGCATACGAACCACTCTTTACTGTCTTTAAAAAGTCTAATTGAGAAATCGTTTTAAATTCTCTTGCTCCTACAAACTCATTTCCCATTTCCGTAGTATTATCTTTACCTCTAAAAAAAGTTTTGCCTAAATTTTTAGGATCAACATTTATCTTAGCAATTTCTTTTGATTGAATCATATCGGACAATGAAACAAAATTGTACCCGTGTTTATTTTCAAAGAATAAAAAGTTAGGAACAGAATCTTCATTGACAGCTCTTGATGCCATCCACTCTAATGATTCAATCGGAGATAAGTTTGGAACAACAATATTCTTTATACCACTAGATGGACTAACAATTATACTACTTGGTTTTAAATTAAGATTATTGACCATAATCTTTGATGCTATATCAGAATAAACTCCAAGAAATGATTGATTTATTTTTCTTTGAGAAGAAAGAATGTATTCATCACTAATAAAATGTAAAGAATAAACTTCACTAGTTTGATTTAATGGATTTCTATTGTCAACTTTATAAACTCTAAATTTATTAACGTATGTTAGTTCCGTTTCCGTTTTTCCCATACTTATCAATAAAACTTCAGATCCATCAAATTTCAATTTATTGATTAATCCAACAGCATCGGCAACTATAATATTACCTGAAACTGAAGGGAACATTACAGTATCATAGATATTCAATTCGACAAAAATACTTCTTAAATCGTGCAAGGTTCCGTCTGAACCAACCATCGATAAAAAAATTATATTATAATCTGTGGTTTGATTAATTTCTTCCATTATGCAATAGTTCTACGGAATTCATCTCTTAATGCAAAAATAAATTCTGGTTTTAAAATTTTAATTGATCTCAGATTTTCATTAACATCATACTCATATTGAAAATATGTTTTTGAACTTCTTATAGTCGATTTAGTTATCTGTTCACCACTTGATAAAGTAACAGGTACAGATAGTGATATAGTATTTGCATAAGTTGGTGCATCGATCTGAATAATCTGAGTATGTGAAATATTTTTTGATGTTGTTGTAGTTATTTCTTTATAGTAAGAATGTATATTCGATCTTGACCAAACCAATCCTGTTTCATTGTTTGCAGTATCAGCATAGGTTTCATATTTGGAATCTATGTACCTACTCAACGATCTATCTTCAAGTGGCCAGTTGAATTGTGGATCAAGTATATTATTATACAATAATACAATCCAATGATATTCAACATCACCATAAAAATCATAAGCTATTGATTCTGGTGTATCTCCATCTTTAATAGTATACTTGTTAAAAACTGCTGTGTTTTCTTTAAAAGATTCTTGCATCTTGAATCTTGTCATTATATTTGTAACTAAGTCTATACTATCCCCATTAGGAGAAACTGTATATGATGTTTTTGGAAAATAAGAAAAATATTTTGACATGTTATTTTGAAGTCGATCTTGTTTCAAAAGTTGGGTTGTCTACCGTAGATAAAGTTGCATCGGATTGTGTCGTTGGAGGTTTCGGTGTTATGTTGGTTGGGTTAGATTGATTAGTTTTAAACGCACCTCTATTCGCATTATTATATAGGATAGTATGTTTAGACTGTATTTGTGTTTCTTTAAAGTGTAAAGTCATTCTTGTTGCAATAGGAGTACCTGTACCACCTAATGAAGGTGATTCAGTATTATCAGGATCTTCGTATGTAGCAAATCCATTAGGAGCATAATCAACGTCAACTCTTGTTAGAACACAACTAGACATTTTTGGTAAGTTTGTATTTTCTTTACCTGCGTACATAAATTGAATATCGAACATTGACGGAGGATACATGAAAAATCCAGCTTCTCCAGTTTTAACTTCAGGAGCAGAATGATAGTTAAACAATTCTATAATTTTATATGCTTCATATGCTTCCATTTCGCTTCTTGGATAGAACATAAAGTCTAAACTAAATTCTCTAAAAGACGGACTAGCATATAACAGTTCAAGTTGTGGATTCATTACTTGCCCAGTAAATGCTGTAAACAAACTGGTTCCAGAAGTTCCCAACGCTTTCTTTATTCCTGCATAAGCAAAAGGACTTATATTTCCACCAATAATCTTAGAAATCTTTCCGATGTCCATATTCGATTTCATCAATTCAGATAAAGCAGAAGCACCAACTAATCCTAAACCGATATCACTCATAGACACATCTGAGTAACTTTGACTTGAACTGAATGCCATTGTGTCTGGCATATACAAAGCAATAGCATCCACTATCTGTTCAACTTGATTAAAAAGATTACCATCCGTTACTGGCATAATTTGTGCAGAATCTTGAAATGATTTTGCTCCGGCACCAACAGCATTTACTATTTGTGGATACCTATCAGCAAGAGATTTAAATGCCTTATTATTTTGAATTGGTGTTGCTACGGTGTTTATTGCTTTTTGAAAAATTTCTTGTCCCGCAACTATCCCTGGTGCCGCACTTATATTAACACCCTGAGATGATAATTTGGTACGCATCTGACTAGTTGAGTTTACGTTTCCACCACTACCTGTTGCTATACTACGTGTTGCGTCTGATGATCTAACTTGTTGATAGATAGTAAAAAACACAAAATGATTCTTATCAATATCTCCAAGGTCAAGTGGATATCTTGATGTAGTGAACCCGTTTAAACTGTTCACACCATTTTTGTTTTTATTACGAGTATTGAGGTCTGAACCTACATATTCTTCTGTGGTGTATTTTACGTCAAAAAAGTTGAAGTCCATTGGATTGCCCTGAAAGATTAACTAGATAGTATTTATGTCATACAAAGGAACATTTAAACCCAAGAACCCCACAAAATACAACGGAAATGCAAATAATATCATTTACCGTTCTCTGTGGGAACTACGTGTAATGAAGTATCTAGACGATCATCCGGAAGTAATCTGGTGGGCGTCCGAAGAGCTTATTATACCATACTACAACCCAATTGACAATAAGAAACATCGTTATTTCCCAGACTTTGTGGCAAAGATGAAACGCAAAGATGGTACCGTTATGACGTATGTGATTGAAGTCAAACCTGAGATTCAAACCAAGAAACCTGAACAGAAACGAAAGACAAAGAAGTACATTCAGGAATCTATGACCTACGTCATCAATCAATCTAAGTGGAAAGCAGCAACCGAGTTCTGCAAAGATCACGGATGGGAATTTAAAATCATAACTGAGAAACACCTTGGTTTGTGAGATAAATAGACGATGGCATACTTAATAAATCGAATAGAAAGTTCTCTGAAAAAAGAGGGATTGACTGCACGTACCGATAAAGCTCGTGCGTGGTTACAATCTAAAATCAAAAGTCTAAATCCATCAAGAACTAGACTAACAGAAGATAAACCTAGACTAAGGGATTCTTCAATCGTAGGTGGTATGTATTTTTATTACTACGATCCAAAGACTAAAGAATTCTTAGAATACTACGATAAGTTTCCTTTGGTCATACCTATTGAAGAACATTCCGACGGATTCCTTGGACTAAATTTACATTACATTCGTCCAAGACAAAGATTAATATTTTTAGACAAGTTGAGTGAAACAAACACAAATAATCGTTACGATGCAAGTACCAGATTAAGAGTAAATTATCATTACCTTAAAAATACTTCCAGAATATACGAACACACTCCTTGCCTAAAGAAATATTTGTATAAACACATTCAATCCAAATTCGTACAGATAGATGCAAACGAATGGGATATTGCTGCATTGTTGCCAGTAGAGAACTTTGCGAAGGCATCTAAAAACAGAGTATTCGCAGAATCAGAGGAAAAATTCTAATGACATTTTCACCAAATCAATTTCTTGCTAACCTAGATGCAAAAGGTGGTGGTCTAGCAAAGCCTAGTCGTTTTCAAGTAATTGTACCAATACCTCAACTACTTTCCAGAAGATTTAAAGATAGTTTAGGTTCAAATCTTGTAAATCTTGCTAATGATTTTACAAACGTACTTCAACGTACTGGTAATCAGAATAATGTCACAGAGCGAGATCCAAGTTATAGTTGGAAAAATGATGCAACTAGATGGTTGTCTTTGCAATGCGAATCTACTGAACTTCCAGGAAAATCATTTACAACTTCTGATGTTAAAATATACGGACCAACTTTTAGAGTACCAAATCAAACAACATATAATGACATTTCATTGACCTTTTTGTGTAATAGTGAATTTAGTGAAAGAAAGTTATTTGATGCATGGATGGAAGTCATACGTTCACCAAATACACATAACTTTAGATTTCCTAAAGCAAAAGGAGGTGGTTCTAATTACATGACGCAAATAAAAATCATACAGTACAATGATTTTGTAAAACAAATATATGCGTTAGAATTAGAAGATGCTTTTCCAACAGGTATATCATCACAACAAGTTTCTTGGGCAGAGGACGGTTTTCATAGATTGACTGTTAATTTTTCTTATTACAAGTATAGAACAATCTACGATGGTAAGTACGATACCAACGATATCCTAAGTAGTATCATAGGTACTGGAATAGCAAGAGCTCAAAAAGAAGTATTAAGTAAAATTTCAACATTATAATTATTAAGGGGTTACTTTATGGCTTTACCAAAAATTGATGTGCCGATTTATGAAGCGATATTACCATCAAACAACCAAGTAGTAAAATTTAGACCGTTTCTAGTAAAGGAACAAAAGTTACTTTTAATGTCTGCTCAGGCAACTGAAACAAAAGAAATAATTGAATCGATAAAACAGGTACTTAAAAATTGTATCATAACAGAACTTGATATCGATACATTACCAGTATTTGATTTAGAATTTTTATTCTTGAATCTTCGAGCAAGATCGGTCAATGAAATTGTTGATATTAAGTATAGATGCAACAATCAAATAAAAGGTCCAGATAATGAAGAACCTAAAACATGTAACGGTTTTGTAGAATATAAAATTGACGTATTACAAATTCATCCAGAATTTGCAGAAGGACACACTAACAAAATACAGATTTCTGATAATTTAGGTTTAGTGTTAAAGTATCCCACTTTTGAAATGATGAGAAAAATCGAATCAAAAACAGAGGATGAAGCAATATATGATCTATTGATACAATGTATAGAATACATTTACGATAGTGATAATCTATATTATACTAAAGATACTGAAAGACAAGAACTGTTAGAATTCATAGACAACCTTCAACAAAAACACTTGGAAGAAATTAAAAAGTTTTTTGACACTATGCCAAAGGTAAAAAAAGACCTTGATTTTAAATGTCCTAAGTGTGGAATGGAAGATAAAATCTTTATTGAGGGTGTACAGAATTTTTTCGAATAACTCTTTCTCATGACAATCTGTCAAACTATTACCAAACTAATTTTTCATTGGTACATCATCACAAATATAGTTTGACAGAATTGGAAAATATGATACCGTGGGAAAGAGAATTATATGTATCGTTATTGGTTCAACACATAGAAAAAGAAAAACAACAACGAGAACTAGAAAAAAACACTAGGAAAAAGAGATAATCCATGGCAGAAAAAGAATCTAGATTAGCACAAATATTAAGATCGGAACTTAAATCCGGAAAAGGGATGTCCGATTCCCTTCTTAACGCATTTGCTGCTAACATGAAAGAACAAAAAGATTGGCGCAAAGTATTTCCAAAGCAAGGTGTTTTTGGACAGGTTATGCGTGGTGTTTTTGGACAAGGTTATCGTTATGGAGCAAAAGCTCAAAGAGAATCCGCAGGTACTTCTGGAAGTGGATTGAGTAGTGTTACTGCGGGAGCAATTCGTATTACTGCTAGAAATAGTATGGTTCTTCCATCTATGGCTAGAGATATGAATATTATGAAACAAAATATGCAATTACTTGTTCGTGCATCTGGAAGAAAAGCTTACAGTAAACCAGAAGCAGGTTTCAATAAATTTAAACTTGGTGGTCCTAAAAAACAATCACCTAAAGCTGCACCAAGTTCCAGTGGTGGAGTAACTGATATTGCGGGTGGTGTAGTTGGAGGTATATTCAGTACCTTTTCATTTGTTTCTTCTTTAGCTGGTTCTATTGTCAAAGGACTTGGAAGTGTTTTAGGAACAGGATTAAGTATAGGTGGAAGTCTTATAAGTGGAGCTGCTGGTTTACTAGGTTCTGTATTTTCTGGAATAATGGGAGTCGGTGGTGGAATTCTTTCTGGAGTTCTTGGTGGATTAGCGTCCATTGTAAGTGGTATGGGTATATTCGGAATAATCGCATTGGCAGGTGCAGGATATCTCGCATATACAATTTCTAAATCCGTAACAGGTTCTATTAATTTTGATGATATAGGAAAACGAATCAGAGATTTCTTCAACTTTAAAGAGGGTGAAACATTTGTAAGTGCTATCTATAAAGTGCTTGGAAAATTTGATGAAAAAACTGGAATGAACACCGTAGGAATAATGGAAAAGGTTGAAGTTCAATTCAGTCGATTTTTAGCATATTCTGGAGATATTTTATCTAAAGTTATTGATATAGTTCAGGTAACTGGACGACTAGCAATTTTAGAAATGCAAAAAGCATTCTTAGATTATGGCACAATCATAATTGATTATATGGGACAAATCGGTGGTGCTTTAACAGGATTAAAAATTGCCCCAACAGTAGCTGCAGCATTAGGTAGTGCAGCTGCTGGAGCAACAAGAGGTGGAGTACCTGGAGCTGTTATAGGTGGAATAATTGGTCTACTCGCTGGAGGAGCAACAGTATGGGGTGGAGCAAAAGGTGGAAAATATTTGTCAACACAAATAAACAATACTCTGGCATCAGGAACAGTTACCGATGCAGCTCAAAAAGAATTATTAACAAGAATGTCTAATGATAGTGCATTTCTTGATATGGTATCCGATCTCCAAGACAAACAAGAAAGTCTTAAAACGATGGAAGATATAAAAGATCCATCTACAAAAGATAAAGCTATAATGATAAGTCTGAGAAAACAAATTTCAGCGATTCAACAAAATAAAAAATTTAAAGGTTATACTGATGAGTTTCAAAAAGTTTTCCCGGGAATGACTTTTGGTAATACTACAGATAGTATTGTTGATGCAGCTAGACAAAGAAAAGCTGACGAAATTGAAGTGGAAAAAAACAGATTATATGATAGAGCAAATATAGATAACATAAAAGAAAGTGCTAATGCAGCTGCTGACGCAGCTGAACAAAAAACTGTAAGAGAACAAAGAGAAAGAAGATCATCAGCATTAGGACCTGCAAGTGGTGGATACAAAGGAATAAATTTAGATTCCGGTAAAACTATAAAAATGAGAGATGTTATTTCTTATTTTATGGCTAAAGGATTATCATTCGAAGCAGCATCTGGGATTGCAGCAAATCTTTGGGAAGAATCAAGTTTGAATTCTGGTGCAATCAATTCTAGTTCCGGAGCATTTGGTTTGGCTCAATGGTTAGGTAATAGAAAATCTGACTATATGATGTGGGCTACTGAAAAAGGAGTTAGAGCAGATGATCCTTATGCACAGTTAGATTACATTTGGAAAGAACTTACTACCACAGAAAAAAATACTTTAGACAAACTTTCTGCTTCCGGTATTACTGCATCAAAAGCAGCAGACATATTCATGGATACGTTTGAGAGACCGAGTGAAGCAGAAAAAGGACCAAGACGAGGAAGGCAACAACAGTTAGCTAGTAGTTTTTCTCCGTCGATGGAAACTGCTTCTGCTACAGCTGATAAAGAAGAAAAAAGAAAACAAGAACTGGCAGATTCAAACGCAGGTAAATCTGACGTTCAATTATTGTTAGAAGCATTTGGTTCAATGTTCGGTGATTTATCAATGTCGATATTGGAATTAGCTGAAGCTGGAAACAAACAAGCTGATGCAAGTGCTGCTAAAGGAAAAGGTGGACCAGTTGTTAGTTCCGCTCCATCACAAAACTATGATTTAATGTTTAGTGAGATGGGAATAAACAGAGTATTGAGAGAAGGATAAAAAATCCCCGCCGAAGCGGGGATCCAAGACTAAGTTTCTGATAAAGGAGGTTTTAGTCTTAAAAACGATTAATCGTTTGCTAGTGATTTGAAATAATCTAATTCATCATCCTCATCAAGTGCAGGAGATTTCTTTGACATTATTTCTTGTACGTCATCATCATATGTTTTCAACTTAGCATCTTCTGCCTTAGTTCTGGCAATAGGTGCTTCACCATCAAAACCCAATACCTTGTCGAGTTTTGCTTTAAGTAGATCATAAGACTTGAAGTGTTTAGGATCCAAGAACTCTTTGAGTGAGTATTCTTTTTTCCACAATGCTTCAAGTTTATCATCATCACCATCAAACAAAGGTGTAGGAGATTCAAACTCTGATTTGTCGTAGTTACGATAACCTTCTACCTGACGAATCTTTAGTTTGAAGTTTGCACCTTCCCAGAAGTCAAATGGATTAACTGGCTTCTCATCCGGAAACTCTGGATTCATAGTTTCGTTAATCTTGTCAAAGATTTTCTTACCATACTTATATAACTTAATCTGACCTTCGTTCTCTGGATGTTTTGGATCCGAGATAACAAGAATGTTAGAGATATAAGTTAAACGGCGTTTCTGTTTACGTGCGATTTCTTTATTCGCTTCGATACCAGAATTCCATAGGGTAGAATTGTATTCTGAGACTGGATCTTTTTGTCCGAGTGTCGTTAGTGAGTTTTCGATATACCAACCACCTGGTCCTTGGAATCCGTGATTGAATACACGAACCCATGGAAGTGCATCATCACCATCGATAGAAGAACCTGGGAGAAAACGAATGATTGCCATTCCGTTTCCTGCTTTGTCTACTTCAGGTTGCCAGAAACGTGTATCTTCTTTTGATCCACTTTCTGCGGGTTGGGTTGTATCTTGAATCGCTTTCGTAAGTTTCTCTAAAGAGTTACGATTGCGTTTGAATTGAGAAAAGTCTGACATT